CATTGTCGGCCGTCATAGTTTGGCCGAGAACCGCTTTAGATATTTGCTCATCACACCAACGCGCCATGTTTTCGAACAGCGTTTCACCGCCGTTCCCCTTGGCCGTTTCAATAAGCTCAAGCTTCATGGACTCAGGGATAACCGCACCCGCATCACTAGCAATGCGGCCAATGGCATTAATCAACGTGCTGATATCATCAGTGCTTGCGTTCGGGCCGTACTTACCCACACGAACGGGGATGCCGAACACTTCAGCAAAGGCCCACCAGTCACGCACGGTGAACGACTTCAGCATGTACATTACGCAGACTAAGCGCGCCAAACCGTTACGCCACACGCTGCCTGATTTAGATCGCGGTGTGTGCACCATGAACTTATACGGCTCAAGCGGCGCGCCTTGTGGGGCGTCATCACTTATCAATAAGATTTGTTCTAGTGTGCTTTGGTCTTGGCGCAAGTAGCGCGGGTCTACCCACTTATAGTCTTCTGGCTTCCACGGCATAGCGCGTGTGTTCCACAAAATTTGCACCACAGATAAGCCCTTGCCTAAGCCATCGAGCAAGTCAAAGAACAACTCTGGGATCATGTCATCGTTCATCAGCTCGCGAACGCGGTCAGCCATCAACACATCAGCAGTATCATCACTGCATGCTTCAACGCTTGGGTCAATAGCAGCAACGGCCAGCTTGCGAGTACGCAACTGCGCGGCGTAGTGCAAATCACGCTCTTCTATTTCTTCAGCCAGCGTCATGTAAGCTTCAACGTCGTTACCGTCTACGACTGAACGCAGCAGGCCAGCAAGGCGCGAAGGGGTAACGGTTGATGCAACACTAGCAGGGCGAGGGTTACGAACGCTGGTGGTGTACGCTTTGGCAATATCTTCAGACAGCACGGCTTTGTCGGCTTTAAATGGCTTGCCTGAAGCATCTAGAATTTGGCTCATAGTCTAATCCCTTGGCCGCGAATGTCGTGGTGCGGCATGTCTTCGAATCGGTTGTTTTCGGATGCGGTGCCAAAGAAGCGGCGGTGCGCTTCATCTTCATCCGCTTTTATTGTGTGCAGTTCGTAGCGCGTTAAGTCGGCTTTTGATGCTAAGTAGGCCAAGAAGATAGCGACAGCACTATCGCCGTGGCGCTTGTTGCCATCACTGCCTTTGGTGCGGCTGTCATCAATGCCGGGCACACCTCGGAAGATTTGGATCTGCCCAAGGTCTGTGATGATGTCTTCATGCTTGGGCAGCACTATCTCATCATCTTCAAATGCGGCTTTAAAGCGCGGCATGTTCTCGCGGTAGTAAGCAACAGACAGCATCACTTCAACGACTTCCTCACCGTACTTGTAGTGCGCTTGTTCGGCTAGGTACTGGCCGTTACCGCGCGCATCAAGGAAGATGCCGTCACGCCTTGGCAGGCGGTCACAAATATAATAGAGCGCTTGTTCTTGCTGCTTGAATGGCACGTTGCCAAGCTCAACGATAAACGGCACGGTGCGTTTGGTGTCGTCTTCAATGGTCATAGGCGCGAACACGGTTAAGTCTCCGTTCCTTGCGAAGTCTTCCCCTAGTGCATGGCGCTGTTTCTTCGGCAGCGTTTTAAGCAATGGCCCAACATGCTGCACTAGCCATTCCTGCATCTCGCGCATGCGCTCGCCTTCACCTGCTGAGTTGAATGCAGTAGAGCCAGTAAAGCGAACCACTGGCGCATCTAACCTTGCGGCACGTTCACGCAAGCTGCGGCTGATGTAAGCGCCGCCGCCGTTCTTCGGCACACAGTAGTATTCTTCCAGTGCGTCTTCTTCGGTGGCCGTGTCGCGCAGTAAATCCGCTTTCCATTGGTCTTCCGCTTGCTGTGACCACTCGCGTTTTTTCACTTGGCATATGCGCTTATATAAGCCGTCACGGCACGCGTCATCAAGTGTAATGGTGTGAATGGAATAGCGCTTCTTACCCGCTCGGCTGTCTTGGATAAGCTGGTTGAATAAGTTCTCAACCCCGTTATGGGTTGATATAAGGCGAACCTTCGCGCCCCACATTGTTAATGCGAGCGCGGCTTTCAACACTTCAGCTAAGCGCTCATGGAACGCGGCTTCATCTATTGTTACTGTGCCTTGCATACCACGCAGGTTTGAAGGGTTACTTGATAGCGCTTGCACTTTAAAGCCTGACGCAAAGTAAACAACGAAGGTGAGTACATCCTTACCTTCGTCATTAAACACTTCTTCCTTAACGTCACCCGCCGCTTTATCGAACGCCTTGGCCCACATGGAAACGGCATCAATAAACTCGCGCGCCATCTCTTTATTTGAGCCCACGTAAAAATGGTTATGACCGCCAGCCGCTTTAGACATCGAAGCCACAAGCGCCGCGTCGGCCGCTTCTGCCCAAGTGATACCAGTCCGACGACTTTTCTCAGCAATCTTTAACGGTGAATCATCGTTAATCCACCGTTTCTGATAGGGAAGAAGGACATCATTTTTATTGAATGCTAAGTCAGACATAAGATGTCATCCTTAATTGCTTGAGCTGTTTCTGCTGACACGCCAGCTTTTATAGCTATCTTCTCGGCTTGGTCTGCCACTTCAGCTGCAAACGAGGCGCGAATCTCTTTCTCTACTTTCAAGCTAGACATAGACGCTTGTTCAATGCGCTGAACCACCAATGCCAGTTGACCAAGCGCCTTGGGCGATATCGGGTCTGCGCCTTCCTCGGCGGCTTCATCCATCATCTTCATTGATGTTTCAAAGGCCATTGTGCGCACGAACTCTTGCAGCAGCTTGCCCACGTCAGACGTAGGCGCTTGGCCTAGCTTGCTAATCCAAACTTCAGCCACTTCACGAGACTGACGAATACGCTCACCAACAGATTCAAAGCGCTGCGCGTAGCGGTTAAAGCCAGTGCGACTTATCTTCGCGTCTTCAGGCAAACCCGCTTCTTCTATCATTTGGTTGACAGCTTCGCGGATGTCTTTCTGTGTCATATCGCCGCTGCGAATGAACGCGTGGAGCTGCTCGCGAATTTCCTGCGGCAACAGGTTTATCTTTGACTTGCGACTACTGGAAACTTGCATCGTAACTCCTAAGCGCGTGGGCGTTTCACACCGGGCACAGTGGCTTGGCCTGTTGCGACATCTTCACCACGGCCAGTCAAACGGGCGATTTGGCAATCCGACAATTGACGCAATGTGACTAAGCCTTGCTCTTCAAGCCATGCTAAGTGGTTGCGCACTTGGTCACGGCTGATGTTGTGGCCGTAAGCGTCAAGGCATGAATCAACAATAGATTCATTCGCTTCATAGCCTTGCATCTCATGAAGAGACCGTAAGATCACAAGGCGTTGGTCTTCGGTGAGTAATAATTTAAATGACATGTGAACCTCTATTTTTCATCTTTTAAACGTTGTTCTAAAAGGAGTTGTGCCAAGTGCTGAACGGGTTGGATCTTCGCTTCTAGTGATTCCATTCGCCCGTTAGTTCTTTCCAAAGCGATCAGTAAATCCGTGATTTGCTTTTGCGTTGGCAAGCTATCGACATGCGCTTTTAGTTCGTCCACTTTCTTTTCTACCTTCGCTAGGTCGTCTCGCTTGGCGTAGGTTTTAGAAAGCAACGCAAGGACTAACATCCCTAGCGTGCTTAACACCGCCCAAGCAATCGGCCAGTATGTCTTTATCCACACTTCCATTAATGCGGCTCCTTCCTAGCCTGACAACTGACACAGCGAACCGCTAGCGGCTCCACATCTAATCGCGCTTGTGGAATGTCGATACCGCAAGTTAAGCAGTAGCGCACTCCATCTTCTTCATCGGGTTGTTCCGTTGTTTTTCTTAACTGCGCAGCCAACGCACAATCACGAAACTCTTGTTCTAGTTCTTGGGCTCTATCAAATTGGTCAGTCATTAGCGCCTCTTAATTGCATCTAACACCGCGCCAGTCGCTTTGCTGCCGCTGCCTTTTGGGTGAGGGGCGAAGCCATCAAGAGTTCGCAAGCCTAGGTAAGCCCAAGCAGGGGACGAAAGAATACCCGCCGCATAGAGATCAACCCCATCGCCATAGCCAAGAACGCTTAACATTTCCATCAGAAAGCAATAGAGCATGGTGGCCCACATGGATTGGCGCGCCATTAGCGGGCGAGTCTCGCGGATATATGGGTCTTCGGCTTTGTCACCGCTGCGAATGGTGTCTTGTGTTTCTTTGTGCTCGGCCTGCTTGTCGCCTAGCTGTAGTTCCATGCGGCGCGTGACTTCTTTTTCCATCTCGACTTTGATGCGTTCAAGCTCCACCAAGGCTTCAGGCGGTAGCTTTTGCATCTCTCGCGTTAGCGCCATTTCTTTCTGTTCTTTGGTCATGCCTAGCGCGTTGTCTACTTGCTCGACCATGCCTGCGACTTTGTCGGCCGTTTCGCTGCCACCAAATAAAGATGAGATACCACGGATAGCAGCAGGGCCGACTTCCATCGCAAGCTTGGCCACGCCTAAAATTAACGAAAGTGACATTGTTTGAATCTCCGTATTTCTGTAAGCAAGTCTGTTGCTCCTTGCGTTTTACCAACGCCGCAGTGCAAGCGAATGTCACACGCCGTTACGCTATTCCAGCCGCGAACAAAAAACGCTTGCATGGTGGCGCAATGACTGAAGAGAGGAGGAACGGAAGGAACATTAACGCCCGTTTGATGAGCGTTTAATTCAGCTTCAAGCCGCTTTTCGCGGCCTTTGATTCTTGAGAATTGCCAGTTGTCGCCCATTACTGGCACTCCCACGCAGCATTAAGCAAATGCACTAAGCGGTTATGCCAACCTTCAATAAAGCGAACTTGAATAGGATTTTTCTTAATGATGCGAGCGTAATAGCGAGAGCGGCGCAGAACGTAACGGGCCGTGAGGTATTCAACATCAGAAGAGTGAACGGCGGCGCGGGTTTGGTTGCCGATGATGCCATCATCTTTCACGTCTGCGCATTCTTGCAGCATTTTAATTGCTGACTTAGCGCCATGCTGAACGGCACTATCAAATGTGATCAACGCAACAGGGCCAGCCCATTCATCACAGAACGCGGGTTTCCAACAGTGGTCGTGGTAAATCTTTACCGCACCATCCATTGTCAGGTCTTTGATATTGACGTTAGGAAAAGCGCGCTTGCTTATGCCGTACTTTGTTTCACCGCCAGCATCGACAGGGTCGTTAACGTAGCCGCCATCATCACGCAAACCACCTTCAGCAGTAAGCACAAAAAGCACAGAGTGACAGAATTCAGGAGAGTAGCCATCGGTTGAAAATGGGAAGTCAGAAAACATAAAAGCACAACCTTGTTGAATGATTTCATTCGATTGTGCTTTTTATATTGAGGTGAGTTTAATTAACGCTAATTGTTCTATTTCTTATTTATTGACGATTTAATTTCATTAACTCCATCGCCAGAAAAACACATTTTAATAGTGTCTTTTCCATCATTAATAATGATGCACACATTATCATGTTTAATTAAAGTTTCAATAATTTGATTACCTACATCATCATTCGGATATACAACCGCTTTACTCTTACCAATGCACTGCAATTTAAATTCATGGTAATCACCAAGCACAAATAATTCTGCAAACGGTTCTGGGTAACTTTCCGCAACGTAGCATTTATCATACGGTAGGAACAATCCAAACCTAAGCCCTCCGTCACCATAGGTTTTAATCATCGCATTTAGATTGCCATTCACAATGTCTGGCGATGTATAAGCGCCAAGCTCATCATTCTTTGTCCACTCACTGGCAAACAAGGGTGATGATAACAAGGCCATGATCAGGATTAGTTTTTTCATTATCGTTTCCTTAAAACAGGTTCGGTTGACGGTTTCTTATTTCGCGTTGGCGCATTTTAGCAACAACGCGGTAAATGTGTTGCATACTTTTATCGTATTTTCTTGAAAGCTCCTCCACGTTGTCGCCTTTGAACTCATGCCAGATAGATAAGTTCATAATCTCAGATTCAAGCTGACGGCCACGCGGTAAGTAAAGCTGAACACCGCCGAACTCTTTGCAAATTCGGTTAAGCATGGGAATGGCTATTTTTGGATCGGCTCCGTTCTTTTCCAGCTCATGCTTAAACATGGCGTAGATTTGGCGCATAGCTTCAGGCCAGCGTTGAGACTCTTCGTCTTCAACAATTCTCTCTACATCGTCAATGCTGACGTTGTTGTAGCCGAATAAATCTTCATTGTGTTCAGTGTTCATACTCACCTCCATAAATACAAAAACACCCCGCAGCGCGAGGTGTTTGTAGTATAAGTCAGTGGTTATTCTTTGGGCACGCTAAGCGCCCTGTTAGCGTAGTACCAAGCCAACTTATCATAACCCGCTTCGCCTGTGCACTGGTCGTTCATTGGTATGCGGCCACCTTGCGCTAGTATGGCTTCTTTCATCAAGCGATAGTGCCATTTCTTTAATGACTCTAACACTTCAGCGGCTTGCTCTGGGCGTAGCCAGTTTGCGCGCTCTACACCTTTGCCGTTGCTTTGGCTTGTCATGCGTTTCACGTAGGCGTCTATCGCGTGGTCGTTGGCATTACGCACAAAACCTTGCTTGTGCATAGTACGCCAGATAGCGCGAATTTTAGTGACTTCTTCAGCACGTGGGCGCGGCTTGTGTTTCGGCTTAAAGCCAAGGGCTTTCATTTTGTCGACAACTTTACCTAGCTTGAAGTCGTTCAGGCCGCGCGAACTGCGCTGGCCTGTGACTTGCTCAAGTATGTCGCGGTAAGTGTCGTCATCCATGTTCAGCTCGCGCTTAGCGATTTGAACGATTTTGAGTAGGTTAGACATTGCTTACTCCCAAGGTTCCACATCTTGCGGGTGCATCGTTCCTTTGCAGCATTCTTTGCAGATCACCCCATCTGCTGAAACTTCGTAGCTATTGCCACAATGATCGCACTGACAGTAATACTCACCAGTCAATACAAAGCCATCTTTTGAATCAACGGCTCCTGTTATAACGCTGCCACTGCCAGTTCTAACCAAGCCAAACTGTTCAGCGTTTTGAATCGCATCTCTCAGCACTTCAAGTGCATGTTGTCTATCGTTCATTTTTCTGTCCCAAAAATGATGATTTCTGACGCGCAGCAGTCAAGCAACGCTCACCACTCGCTGTAATATGACATTGCGATGATGATGCAAACACATCAACAATAGCCAAAATGTCGCCATATTTTCCCTTCCAAAAATGCGTCTCAACATTTGGGTGCTTATCAATCACGATATTTAAGTTACCAACAAACTCTTTAATAGTTTTTAAATCGTCCGATTGCATCATAACCTCCTAAGCCGCTTTGCGTTTTTCGTTCTTGTGTTCAAGCTGACAAGCTTTACACCAGCACTGTAGGCCGTCTGGGTATCTTGCATCTAGCGACCAGAACAAAGTATCTTGCGGCCAGTGTTCCTCGCAGTGAGGGCACCATTTCTGCAAGCCTAGTTCTGCATCAAGAAACGCTTTTCCATTTGCTAAGCGGCGTTCTAATAAACCCGGCTTCATTAGCGGCGTGTATTCACCAAACATATTCAGCCCTCCTAAGCTGTTTTACTGGCTGCTCATCAGTGCCTAGCAACCACGCTAGGCAGACAAGCAAGGCGCGAACCTTGCTTGTTTCGCTTTATTTCGGGCTCCAATTCAGTTCACGTAGACGCTTGGCAATCGCGCTGCTGCCGCCGAGTGGGTCTTGCCCTAGGCGCACCATTCGCTCTGCTTGCTGGTAGTACCATGCGCTGTCGTCTGGTTTTTGGGTTTCGGCTTGCTCGCTTGGCTTGTGCGCGTGGTCGTTAACGTGCACGTTGTTGCGAACGGCAATGGTTTTGTACACCTGCTTTAGGTAGTTGTGGTTTGCCAGTGGCTTGCTGTCGTTGTGTAGCAAACGCTTCTCGCGCAGCTTGTTGACGCATTCCACAAGGGCAGACGCTAGCAAGTGGTCAGCTCTGAACTCTTGCGTAACTTCAAGCAGAATGCGCAATGCGCGGCTGTTTGAAAGGTCAGACTTAGCAGGGCGAAACAAGGTCAAATAAGACATCATCGGGCGCGCCACAAAGTCGGGCAGCTTGGCAACTTCAGCAAGGAGATCACGCCCTGCGTCATCAGCGATAAGCGCATCAAGGTAGATGTTTGCATGGCAGCAAGGGCAGCGCGTGAGTTTCATAATGACGCTCCTATCTTTACTGTTTCAGAGCCATTTACACCATGATTTAGTGTCACATTTTTAGCAGCTGCATAGCCTTTCATTTTTGATTCGTTCGCCGCAACGCCAGCTCCTTTTGCCTCACGCGCTGAGCACGATGAAAGGCCACTGACATTTTCCTTGAACGTTTGAAGCTCTTTTTGCTCTTTATCTGATAAAGCGAACTGTTCAATCTTTCTATAAACACCGACACACCAACCTTCACAAAACTGATCAGCACGCTTGGTTTTGTTTTGCTTCTTCATTCTTGTACTTAGGCTTTCAATGAATTCCTTACGAGCCTTAATTAACTGTCGTTCCAGAACACAAAAAACGTATCCAGCTATTTTTGGCCTCTCATCATGACCAATAAAGACAACTTCCATATTTGTGAATGTAGGCTGTAGGTAATACTCACAACCAAAAGCTTTAGCCACCGAATGAGCTAACAAACCAAAATATTTGGTTGGTGTTTTAGCTTTCGAATTCGCATCGATAACGCAGTCATTAACACCTGCTAGCTCTGGTGCGTCGCTTTGGATGCCATGTTCTTGCATCAGCTTTTGAGCACGAGATAACGCCAATGCCGCTTCATTTGGATTGCTTGATGCAGCAAGCCTTAAAAGCTTTTTAATTTTGTCTAATACCTTCTCTTTCATTCTTCCCATTCCTTCTCTTCTGATGCGATTGATTCAAATTCATTTGCTTTTGGTAGCGGAGTGTTTCGCCAGTCTCCGCAGTGTTTGTCGGCCCACGCTTCGGCTTGTTCTTCAGTACACCGCGCGCAAAGGTGAGCCATGATGTAAGTGATTAACTCATCACGCTTCGGTTTCGTTTGATTGCTCATCCATCAATGCCTCGTATTCTTCTCGAACGTTAGAACCTTCCATTCCAAGCACAAACCTCAGCGCGGCGATGTAGCCATCTTCAAGCGTACAATCAGGGAAAGCCGTGCCATTGTGTTCAATCAAAGCTTCAGCCATTTCGATTTCGCGCTCTAATGTGCGGTAGCTGTGCGGCGTAGTGAATGACCGCTGTAGTTCGTTATGCATAGTGGTTAACTCCTTCTCGCTTGTCGTACACCGTGACAATGTTTTGGTTCTTAATTAGGAAGTAGGCGTGCTCACATTCCAGTATTCGTTTCGGTTGCCAGCCTGCTTCTTTCTTCATGATTCGACGCAACTGCTGTTTGGTTGGGCGGTTGGCCGTAGCCACCGCCTCACATAGCTGAGCAAGGTTGCGCCCCGTGCGCTGCCGCCAGCGGTCTATTGCATGGCGGCTTACGCGTATCTCTCCATATCGGGTGAATAGCAGCAGCATTCATACCTCGCTAAAGCTTGGCGATGTCGAGAGCAACTTGCTTGTACTGGCCGTCGCCTTGGCGTTCGTAAATGCGCAGGTAAGACGTAGTGCCCATGATTTGGATCGAATCGGCTATTGCGTCCATCGCTTCTAGCCAGTCGGCATCATCAATGTTTAAGTTGCGTAGGCTAAGAACTTGGTTAACGTCGATGTGGCCTTGCTTGTTCACGCGGAACGCATGTTCAACCAGCGCTTTAATTTGGTCGCTTGAACCTTCAGACCAGCGGCGAATGCATTCGTCTATCTTGGATTTAGCCGCTTGAATGCGTTCATCAAACACGCGGTGTTCACCAATGCTGCGCAGCAGTTTGTACTTACCGTCGAACGACATCAGCGTTACGTTGCCTTTGGTTCCGCCGTATTTCACATCAAACTCAGCGGCGCTTAGGTCGACGAAGTCAGCGACTTTTGTCATGGCCGTGGCTTTGAAGATCGCCATTGCGCTTTGCAAGTGCTTTGCGCTTTCAACGATTTGCAGCACGACATCATCACGTAGTTTGTCGATGTCTTTTACTTGGCTCTCAGGCACAGCATGACCAAGTGCGTTCATGCGAAAACCAGCAGGGGCTTGGGTTTGGTTAGTGGACGACATTGATTTTTTCCTCTTGTTTTTGATTCACAGCGGTATTCATTTCTTTGTAAACAAACTCTTTAACCAGCTCGGCTAACTCGTTCATTGTTGGGTTGTTGCATTGCTCAATATCCCAACCGACATAAACGCCAGTTTCACCTTGCTCGTTTGGTACTTCTTTAAAATTGAGTTTCAAAATAGCCACAGAACTTCTCCCCACAGGCTTGGATTGATGAAAGAAAGCGGCGCTTTTCGTGCTCGTCTTCTTGTGAATTAACAACAGTGCGGCCTACATACTGCTGGCACTCGCCAGACCACCAACGAACAAGGCAACCGCCTACACGTGCAACGTACATTTTGTTTAATGTGCCGTGGCGCATTTCAGTTACCGCTACCGCTTTAGCCTTAAGCGATGGGTAAGGGTTGGCGATTTCAATTACCGGAATAGCCGTAGCCGCATTAGTGCGAAGCACAAAGCAGTGG